ATACGGTTGCAAGTTCTGCCCATGTTTCTACGTCGCTTCCATCGCTTCCCCTGCTTTGTGTTGCGGCCTGGATTTGTGGGCGTTCCCGCATCTGTCCGATTTCCTCCCTTTTGTTGTGCCGTACCATTAGAACCAACTTATACGAAACTGATCCAGGAACCATTGTGCTGCCGTCGGCATATTGCGAACGCTGTCTTGCCGGTTGTTGTACCACTCTGCAAGTATCATATACATTGCTGTTTTTATCGCCCCCGGAACGGATGCCGCGTCGGCATACCCTGCGAGGTATGTCACTGTGATAGCGTCCGTCTGCGCGTATGTCGCCGGCCACACTTGCCCATATTTCAGGTAGATAAGTGGTGGTTTTTCACCATCTTTAACCCCGTATATGTCGGTGGATAGGGTTTGGCTATTCCCGCCACTATCCATGTACGCAACCGATGAAACGGAAATCATTGGCGAAACAGACAAGCGAAGCCCCCAGGGCTTGAAACAGTAGAATTTTTCCGTTATCGTCTGCGAAATAAGCGCCATTTGCAGGTACTTTTCGCAGGATTCCCGCGCCGCCTGAATAAGCAGCGTGATTAAGGTATCATCTGTACTGGCGTCCACTTTCAGGTATAACTTCGCCTCACTCACGGTAAGCGGTTCGCTTGCCGGGCCTGTTGTTACCTTATATGTGCCGGTTTTGTACATAGGTGGTGCGGGCGGAGTTTACGCTCCGCCCGCTGTTTGGGTTACGCCATCCGCAACACTTTCAACGCATTGGAAACGTGCAATTTGCCGTCGCACCGCAGCCAGCCCAAAAAGCCGGTAGCAAGTTCGTCGGCGAATCGCTCATTTAGCCGGACCAGGTTGAAGTCCTGGACCATCCGGATTACGTACTTCGACCAGTCGCCGAACACCGCAACCTTGTTACCGGTTGCGATAGATGGAAACGATTGGTTGATGAAATACTTGTTACCCAATATCCGGTCGGGTTCGCCAACCTGGAACGACGGCTGCCAAAGGGGTACGGTATCGGTGGAGCCAAAGTCCAGTTTTCGGATATAGGCCAGCGTTGAATCGTTGAACATCCATGCCACATTTGGCCCCATCCGGTAAGCGGGGTCAACGCTGTGCTGAGCGTCGATCAATTCCGCTTTTGTGATCGCGGTTCCGGACGAGGTTGTTTTGCCTGTGCTTGCGCCCGCACTGGCATCCAGGATGCCGGTAGGTTTTCCTGATCCGCTGCCGTCTGTGAACGCCTGGTTCAGTGCGCGACCTGCGGCCTCGCCGAATAGCTCAGCAAGGCGCTGCTGCACGAAGTCAACATCCTCGTCCTGGATGAATTCCCAGGTAAGCATTGCAAGGTCCGCCCATGTGTATGCGCTCCATTCGGTTTTTGCGAACGTGAACGCCCTGGACGTGAGGGCCGGAGATCGAGGTTCTGCAACCCATGCGCCGGTTTGCGCCGTGTCGTCGATTTTCGGCCAAATCATTGTTCCGCCTTTCGGGCTTCGCCGGATGTAACTTGCTTGCATCATCCCGGAGAATAACTTCATAATAACCTCCAGGTTACGGATGAAATCTTCGGGAATGACATAGGCACCGGTTCCACCGGTTGACGTTACGGCCTTTTGCGGGTCAGAATAGGCAATCCGCATTGCTTCCTCTCTAGTGAGTGACTGGCCGTGTAGGAGGTTTTTCCAGAACGCCTCTTTTGCTTTTGCCTTTTTCTCGACATCGGTTTCGCTTTCCGGCTTTGCGAGGGGTTGGATGGCGGCGGTTTCGTCGGTATAGCCGGTCATCGCCCGGATCATGTCGATTTCACGGGTAAGCGCCTTGTAGTCGTTATCGAACTTACCCCACCTTTCGTCCTCTTCGGCTGAAAGCGCCCTCTTTTCTTTGTGCGCCTGCGCGAGAATATCCTGCATTTGTGCGTGTACCTCGCCGCGAAGCTCTAATACCTGTTTTTCGGTACGCATTGTCTCTTGTTTTTGTGTTATAATTGTTTGAGGCGGCGAAGGTAATCTACGCGCCAATTTTCCATTTCAAATTCGTTTTCCTGTTCGGGTTCAGGTTCTTCTTTTTCCTGCGCGGGCATTTCAACCCTGGCTGCAATGGAGAGTAATTGCCGGAATGTCATTTTTTCCGGGTTTTCCGTTACCTGCGCGGTTTCGTAATTGTCGATTTCATCGATCAATCCCAATTCTTTAGCCTCTTTCGCGGTTAGCCAGTGATCCTCATAATCATAGAACCGCTCCCGCGTTTCATCCTCACTCATGCCCGTAACCGCCGCAAATGTGGCGATGGCGGATTCATCGAATTTCCGGAGCATCTCAGCCGCTTTTTCCATATCCCGCGCCGTACCCATTGCGATGGTCGCCGTCGCATGGGTCATTAATTTGGAATTGATCGCTACGTGTCGTTTTTTCCCGCTGATCCAAATGTCAAAGGCCATGCTTGCGGCTATCCCATCAACATAGGTATGAATATCAACTTTGCTGTTCCGGATGGCGGTTATAATTGGATCGCCGTGCATAACCGATCCGCCGGGGCTGTTAATGCGTATGTTGATGCGCTTGCTCCCCTCCGCCTCCAGTTCCCGGATCGCCTTAACGACGGCTATATCCGTAATATCGTTTTCCGGGTCTTCATCCCACCATGCTTTTTGGCCGATGTACCCGTATAGGAACAACTCCGGCGTATCGCCGTCCTTCCCGCGCACGACCTTGAAGTATTCAGGCGTCGGCCTCTGCTGGTTCGCTTTCTTGTGCGTCATCGCTTTGAGTTTGGCCGGCTTCCGGCGTTTCAATTGGTTTTGTCGGGTCAACCATATTCATGGGTATATAGTACGCCTGTCCACTGCCGTCGGCAATCGGATTTAGCCCCTCCATTTTCCGGGCTTCATCCCGGTTTATGATCCCCCATTTCATAAGGGCGTCAATCTTCTTTGCCCTGGCCTCGGTACTGGCCTCCAGGAGTGTATTCAGGTCGGCCCTGATTTCGTGTGTATCTTGCTGCCGCTCCCGCAGTAGTTTGCGGGTTAATTCGGATTCAATGTTTTTGCATAGTGGGAAAACGGTGTATGTCACAAACAGCTTACCAAGTTCTTCAATATTATTGAATGTCGCTCGGTCAAGGTCTTCCAGTAGGAACTGAGGAACGCCGGTTATCCGGGCAACGTCGGCCACAACGATTTTTTTTGCCTCGCCAGCTCCCGCCTCAACAGGGGAAAGCCCTACCTTTTGATAGGTCGCCCCCTGCTCCAGTACGGCGGTCGCGCCGGCGTTTGAGGTTCCGCCGTATGTGTCCTTCCAGGAGGTTAGCATCCGGGTATATGCTTCTTTGTCGAGTTTTTGGGGTACACTTACGACACCGGACAGCATTGCCCCATTGCCGTAAAAGTTGGCCATGAAGTCCTGATTTGAAAGCCCGGTTCCCAATACATCGGAAAAAAGGCCGACCACATCAACCCCAAGCATCGCCGACCATGACAGGCCGCTGACGTGTACTATTCTATCAGATGCGTATCGCACCTCCTGCCAGGTTTCTGATCGATAAACGTACACCACTCCGCCCCTGGCATTAATATCTACCTTCATCCGGCTTGGTTCCAGGATGTAAAGTGATTTCGCGTCTCCTGTTTCCCGGCTCCGCTCAATTCTTGCGTAGAAATTACCGTATGTGACAAGATGCAGTACCAACGTCTGCATAAAGTCAAATTTTGTGTACAGTTCCGACGGATAGCGGGAAATAAGGCGGTTAACCGGGTGATTTTGCTGTTTTTCTGCACCGTTTTCGGTGATTTTGTACACCCCAAAAGGCAGGGATGCCACAACACCGGACAGGATATTAACCGCCCGCCAGAAGGCGGTAATAACGAGACTGCCCTCGGCGTCGATGTGCGCACCGGCTTTTGTGCGGGATAGCCCGCTCAGCGTCTCGTTATTGATTGGGGTGGATGGGTTTTCCAGGCTTGCCCGCACGGCTTCCGGTTGCGCCGCTGGCACATCCCGTATAAAAAGCGAACGTAAAGACTGGAAAAAGGAAGGCATACCCCAATTTTGGGGTAAAATTACATATATGGAAACTTAGAAATTGTTAGTTTCTTCGTTGTCGGGCGGGGACAGTATGCGGATCATTTCGCCGCGCTTGTGGTGGTTTGACTTTGCGTTGCAGTAGGAATTGTACGTTCTGAACCTTGGGCGCAGTCCCAATTCTTTTCGCTGCACCTCCACCATAGCCCAGGCGGTTTTTAGGTGTACATTCTCTTTTTGCGCTATTTCGGCTATTATCCCGAAATAGGTTTCGCTTTGTTCAAGCGCCCTGATTTTATCTTTTATATCGTCCATATCATAATCTTAAAAACCCATCTCCGCGTTCAAGGGTATTGTAAATACTTTCCTCTTCTTTCTCCAGACTGTCCAGGTAACCGGCCATGCACATAGCAAGCGCAACAATGCCGTCTATCTTTTCACTGCTCTTTTCTTTATCAAACATTTGCAAGCCCGTCGCGTTGCGGCGGATCGCTACGTTTCCAAACATCCAATCGAGTACCGGGTCATCCCCTTTATTCAACGTGCCGGATAGTATTGTTTTTTCCAGCCACAAGATCGGCTCATTGAATTGGTACATGGTTTGTTTCATGGGTGTGGTCTGGATGCCCAATTCAGTAAGCCTCACTGCGCTTTCGGTTGCAAACATTGGATCGTAAACCCATCCGGGGATCTTATAAATTTCCATAAAGTTATAAATTTCCTGCCGGATAAACTCATAATCTATTGTTGCGCCGGGTGTTGCAATCAAAAGTCCTTGCCGCTCCCATTCGATATAAGGAACCTTGTCGCGCCGCGCCCGGAACTTTATTCCATCCTCCGGGCAAAAGTATTTGCAGATAAATCGAAAGTCGGGGCATCCGTTTTGCGGAGGAAACAGAATGCCGACCGCTGTTAAATCCCAGGTTGTTGACAAGTCGAATGCGCCGAACCCCTCCAGTCCTGCGAGTTCTGAAACATCAAGGGGTTTGATGCACTTATTCCAGTTGTGAATCCCCAACCATGTTTT